TTGCTTGCTAAGAACGATCTAATAGCAATTCCTTGCTTAGACCGCCCATCAAGCTTCTCATTAGCAAAGAATTTGCGCGTGATAGTATTTAAATCAGGAAATTGTTTAGCTAAGTCTCTAATTTGTGTTGCCTCTTCGTTTGTGAAAGAGATGTCTGTTGTTTCTTGTTTAGCTTCCACTTAAAATGTCCTCCGATTGTAAAATTTTTAGAGCTACTTGCCTAAATAGCTTTTTAAGATTTTTGATTTGTTTGTATCCAGCCTTTTTACCCTTTTCGTTCGTCTTGTAGCCCATTTCCGCCGCTACCTTCTCCTCGTCCACACCGTCAACGAAAAGCCTTGTATAGACCCTGTATTGCTTAGGAGCAAGGTATAAGCGCATTTCTTCATGAAGGCGAGCTGCGCTAGATAAAATGTCAAAATTCTGATCTCGCATTGAATGAACAGCATCTGTGTGGCCTTCGATAGATACACAAAGCTTAACATCGTATGCGCTCTTCTTTGTTTTCTCCCATTTCCTGTATAAAGGACATTCAGAACACTGTCTTCCGCTTGGTGTGATCGAGCACGCTGGTGGTTCGTTGCCTTGATTATACTTGCAACCTAAACATGGGCGAGTATAGTTAGAGTAGTTGTTGCGAAGCAAGTTCTTGATCTGATTAGAAGTGATTCTAGCTATCCAAGGTTCAAGTGCGCGATCTTGCTTCCACATATGCCACTTCTTTGAGATATGGAATCGCACAATCTGTGCGACATCTTCGTAATCCATCCAACAAATAGCTTTGAGCTGCCAGATATATCTGTGCTTCTCAATGATTTTGTCTATAATGTCTTTTTTATCTTCGTAGGTTATCTTACCGAGCTTTTGAGCTTCCATATTTTTCGGGAGATAGGCCATCAATACCATCAGAGCGCTTTGCTTTGAATTTCTTAGCTTGCGCTTGCATGGGATTCCGTTGTAGATCTTCAAGGCTGAAGGCTTTAAAGCCTCCTTCCATTGCGATTTCAACGTCTAACGACTCTATGTGTGGAAGCTCCTCAATATCGGAAGAATCTTCGTCATCGTCTTCTACTTGTGAACTGCGAATAGCAGTTGGTTTCTGCTGAACTTTTGCCGTTGACTGTTGAACAGCTTTCGAGCCAAAAGAAGAACCGCATTTTGAGCAAAAGTTTGGCGCAAATCCAACATACTCATGTTTTGCGCCGCACGATGAACAGAAAGTGATAGCCATATTATTATTTAGATATGCGGTCAACCTTATCGTTAAGGTTTTCCAGCTTTACTAATATCTTAGTTATATCTTTCTGTATTTCAACCATTTTGTCTGTATTAACTGGCTTTCCTTCGTCATCTACTATCTTTGAAAGGCGTCGAGAAATATTTTTTACCTCTGTATTAACGTAAGACATTTGCTCTGCCTGAACTTTCATCTCTAAAGCAACAGGATTAAAATCATCCTTCTTTACATACGTTGTATTTAGGTAGTACAACGTACAGGCGATCAAAATTCCGCCAAATACCTTAATAATATTTGCCCAACTATTCAACTGAGACGTTTTTGACGCTGCGCTGCTCATCTTTTATTCTATAACGAAGATTAATATTGTTAATCTTCTTTACAACAAATTTTAAGATTTCGCTTCTTTTAATATCTTCTTCTGAGAACTCAAAAGTATAGATTCCTTTTTCCATGCAGTCTTCTCCAGTGAAAAGTTCAAAGAAATCAAAGAAACCATTCTTAACTTTAATGTCGGACTGCATAAAATCTCCGCATAAAAAGATTTTTGTGCCTTCTCCGATTCTAGTTAAGAGAGTTGTAATCTCTTTAGCTGTAAAGTTTTGCACTTCATCAGCAATAATGATTTTATCAGTGAATGTGCTGCCTCTTAGGAAGTTAACTGGTATTGCGGTAAGCCTACCATCGTCTTTAAGACGGTAAGCATCAGTAGCTTCGATCATTTCGTGAACTTTATCCTCAAGAGGAATCAAGTAAGGCGCAAATTTGTCGCCAACTGTTCCGGGCAGTGCTCCTAGAGATTTCTCTCCGCTCTCTGCGATTGTTCTAATGTAAATGATTTCTTTGTCATTGTTGCTAATGAGGTTTAACGCTGCGTAAACAGCCATAAATGTCTTTGATGTTCCCGCTGGTCCAGCGATGAAAGAGATTTTGGTCTGCTCGTTTAAAAGTATTTTTAATAAGTCTTGTTGCTTATCTGAAAACTTAAATTTTCTTTCTTTAAATTTGATTTCTTGTTTTAGTTGCGGAATTGTGATTCCCGCAGGTTTAGTTTTCTTGTTCTTAGGGGCTTTTTTTGCCATAAAGTGTTAAACCATCTCTTCAATAATCTGCAATCCTCCTTTAGCTACTCCGTTGGAATCAACAGAGAGACTTTGATTAGATAAAACGCCAGCTACCGAAAAAACAGTAGCGTCCGACATTGTAATTGTGCAGGTTACTGTTGTGTTTGGTTGATAATCAGATAGCCAATCTGCATTGGACAGTCCGTTTACTTGCAAAGATTTTGTAACTTTAGAAACGCTAACTTTTTCGGGATATTCCGAGCCAATAACAAAATTTGGAACTCTATCAACTTGAATATCGAAAGAAATATTCTCGTACTGTGAGATTGGAGTAGTGGAAAAGCTTGGAGCAGAGAATTGAATTGTTGTTGCTCTTAAAGGCGAGAGCAAAACCTCAGAAGAAGCTTGCTGTTCAGTATAAGCGTAAACTCCTGTGCCATTAGCTAATCCGTAAGAGTCGAATTGTAAAGCGGCAGACGCAACTTTCCAAGGTTCAAACGATGCGGAAAAACTTTTTAAATAACATTTACTAAATTGGTAATCTGGAACTTTGATTGCTGATCCGCCAACAGAATCTCCAGTTAAATTGATGATTTTGTTGATTTCTCCAGAAACTAAAAGAACATTTGCGGAAATACTTGAACTTTTTGGGCCAGTTTGAATGTAGTAATCCATCTCCTGACCAATTCTTCTAACTCTTTTTAAACTAGTTGTGTTTGATGCGCTTAAACTAGTTGCGTACAAGATGTTGTCGGTAGCGCTATCAGCGTTCGTAAAATACGCCCTGATTTTATCGTAAGTAACGTAAGGCATCTGATTATTTTACACTTTTTTTGAACTGTTTAAGATCAGCGTCGTCAATCATTGCTAGCCGTTTCAAGAACTTGACATTTTCCAGTTTCACGTTCTGCATAACAAGACGACTGCCGCCAGTAATGATTCCTTCTTCGTTTACGTCGTAGATAAACAAAGTTGTTGACATTAAGCCGATTCTCACAATTCTCGCTGGGCTTTTTGTGCCGTCCCAAAACATTAAAACGTCATCTTCTTTTAATCCAGATGTCATTTTAAAGATAATGCTCTTGACAATGTTGATGATAAATTCTTTAAACAGCAACGAAGCAACGCCCGCTACTAAAAGTACCGAATTTTGAGAAATAAAAGAATTCATCTGATCTTCCATGCTATTTTTTACACTTTAACTGGAAAAACCACCTCTTGAACTACTATAACTTATGAACGGAAAAGGATCAAAACGTCGCCCATCTTCTATCTCTTCTGACGAATTCGCAAACAGAATTGATGATATTTTTGAAAAGAAAAATAAGGTGCAAGTGCCTGTTCTTCAAGACAAAGACGGCTACTTCATTGTAATTCCAAAAAAAATGCTCAAAAAGGCTGGACTTAATGAAGGAGATAGTGTTGATTTCACTCCATCAGGAGACGGATACCTCGTTTCCAAAACTTTAAAACCAAATAAATAATTTTATGGGAATGTTCGACACAATTATCGTTAGCGACACTCTTCCTTACTCAGAGGAAATGATTTGCCTTGGCCTAAACTCTAATAACGGCGATTTTCAAACTAAAGATTTGATCAATTGCTTAGAAACTTATATTATCCAAGGCAAAAAACTCTTTGTACGAAAATACGAAGTGAATAAATTTGTCGAGCCAGAAAAGCCATCTGGCCCTTGGGATTTCGGCCATATGGAAAGAAGCGGAGAGTATCTTGAACAAGTTAACCATCACGGCAAGATCGTTTTCTACACTTATTACCGAGACGTTCTTGATCTTTGGGACTGCTCCGTAGATTACGAAGCTACTTTCACTCACGGCGTTTGCGATAGCATTGTTTTGGCGAAATTCACTAAAGAATCAAACAAAGAGAGACTAGAAAATGAGAAGAGATGGAAAGAGCAGATCGCTAAAAACCATAATCTTTGGTACAATAAGTATATTTTTTATACTCTCACTTACCGCAATTTCTCTCGCTACAAATATAAGTTTTTTACAGCAATCGCTAACTTTTTTCACAAAATCGCATGACCTTAACAACTAACAAAGAAATCTACAAAGGAGACATCGTTGCAATGACTGCTGCGGTGTATCAAGAACTCGCAAATCGAGACATTCGTTTTAATTCTGTGCGAGAAGATGATGAATTTTACGATTTCTTATCACAAAGTCTTGACATTTGGTTTAAAACCGACCACTCTAAAAATTATGAACTCAAAAACTCTCTCAGAGATTCCTCTCTTTAGCGCAGATTTGGCCGATAGTCTCACATCAACTAGCCTCAAATGGCATTATGAGAATACAATGCAAAATGTTAAAATTTTGCAGTCTAAAAAGAAATTAGAAAGTTGGGAAACAGAGGATTTGGAATACAACCTCACTCTCGCGGGTGCTCTTCGCATAGTTTGTGATTATTATGGAGTAGAAACTAATGAAACCAAAGAAAAATCTAAAAAACAAAAAACCAGCAAAGTTAAAGCTTCCAAAAAAGTTTGAAGGCCACATTAACGCGCTAAAAGCTTACTCTACGGAAACGCAAGAGAAGCTCTTGTCCGATATTTTAATGACTGCTTATGTAATCGGTATTGAATCTACCGTTAGCGAAGAATATAAAACATTTTTAAAGTATATCGTAGATGGCGACAAAGAAATGGTTGAATTCGTATGAAAATTATTTGTATTTCAGACACTCATGGACTTCACGGTCATTTAAAAGGTAAGATTCCAGATGGAGATATGATTATCCACTCTGGAGACTTTTGTAATGGCGGCGATTACTTTGATTGCGTCGAGTTTTTCGCATGGTTCGGCTCTTTGCCGCACAAATACAAGCTTGTTATCGCTGGTAATCATGATAAATGGATGGAAAAAGCAAGCCGTTCTGAAATCAACGCGATCATACCGCCGGGCATTCACTATCTTCAAGATGAAGGCGTCACAATTGAAGGTTTAAACTTTTGGGGATCGCCAGTTCAACCAGAATTCTTTGATTGGGCGTTTAATCGCAAACGCGGATTGGCTATTCAAGAACATTGGAACTTGATTCCAAAAAATACTGATGTTTTGATTACTCATGGTCCACCTATGAGTATTCTTGACAAAGCTCCGGGCAATGTTCACGTTGGATGCGCCAACTTATTCACTACAATCACTGAAAACCTTAAACTTAAGCTTCATGTTTTTGGCCATATCCACAATGGCTACGGCATCGAAGTTAAAAACAACACTATGTTTGTTAATGCAGCTATCTGCACTGAACAATACAAACCAATTAACGCTCCTAGAACAATCGAACTCTAAATAATATGACAGCAGAAGAATACATTTCACAAGGTAAAGAAAAAACAGAAAAGAAAGTATGGTTTTGGCCTACTGGATGGTACGTTGCGCCATACGCTCTAGGTTTTAGAGAGTGGGACAAGTATTACGCTTACTTGTC